CCACAGACGACGAAAGAGTTTCGGCAGCCCCCGTAACAGTCTCAGCCCCGGATCCTTCTATGAAGGCAGCCATATCGTCGATCGCTGTCCGAATAGAATCAACGAGTTTTCCGGGTAACTTCCCCATTTCAGTCAAAATTCCATCCACCAAATCGCCTATGGCCCCTTTTACTTCCAACAATCCTTCACCCGTAATATAATCGTCAATATCGCTGAACATTTCGGGGATTATCGATTCGCCGATCAGCCGCTTCGGAAGTTTCAGAAAGACTTCAATGACGCCATCTATCAGCGTATCCACACCATCTTCTAAGATACTCAGTCCGTCGCCCTTCAGCCAGTCCACCATGTCCCCGATCACGCCGGGAATATCTTCGATAAACGTCCCTTCGATCGTGTCGAACAGGCCGTCTATAAATCCTTCAATGCCGTTGATCGTGATCTCCCATACTTCGAGGAATTTATCAATAGCTTCAGCCGGCTTTCCACGGACCAGTTCCACGATCGCGGCCCCGACAGATGCCAGCGCTGGGATTAGCCCGCCCGACAGGATCGATATGAAGCCATATACTTCGTCTCCCAGCCCACCGAGACTTCGGGTGAATCCTTTTCCAGCCCGAAATATATCCTCGAAGGCACCGACGGTGTCGAGAATCTTGACGCCCAATGCTCCCAGTCCAGCCCCGATCGCCGCCGCCGCCGAAACCACCGTCCCACTAAGACCAACGACAGATCCCAGCGCCCCGGTCAGCCCGCCCGACCCGAAAATCGCCCCGGTCACCGTGGTGATCGCTGACCATAGTCCGCCAAATACAGTCGTCACGGTTTTGACCGGGCCGACGATCCCGGCGATCACGCCCGCCACCACACCGAATTCAACGATCATGTCTCGTGTTGAGTCGTCCAGTTTCCGAAATTCTTCCAATAATTTATCGGTTTCTTTGAGAATGTCCGTGATCACCGGCAATACATCCTCTATAAATACCGTGGCGAATTCCAGTCCCGCTTCAGCTATGTCCCCGAGAACCTTTGCCACGTCCGGGGCTAAATCGATCAGAACGTCTAAAAACCGTTTTGTTTTGTCACTTTCCAACGCCGCTATGAATTTGGTCAGTTCGGGTTCAACTTCTTTAAATATCTCTCGAAGGGTTCGCTTTGCTTCCGGTATATTGTCGATCACAAACGACACGAAGTCACGAAGAATCGGTTCAACTTCGTCACGGAACAGCGTGATCAACGTGTCCAGCCCCGCCCGAAGTTCGGACGACAGGATACCGGCGATTCGTTCGATCACGGGACGGAGGTCAGCGAACACCGACTTGAGAGACTCAACGAAGCCACTCGCTTCTGACGAACTTAACAGATCACCTAACACAGAGACGAACCGGGACAGTGCTGGAAGAAGTGTGGTCAATACCACCGTCCCTATATCGTTCAAAATCGGAATAATATCGCCTAATGATTCAAAAAACCCGATAATGCCGGGAATTACGTCACTCGCCGTGGACACCATTTCGTCCAGTATATCCCGCCAGTTGTCCCGTATCCAGCCCCCCAGTTCCCGCAAAAACGGAAGCGAATCTTCACCCAGTTTCACCAAATACCCGATCACTTCGGGGAGTTCGTCCGCCGCCGCCGCCCCGAAGTCTCGAAGGGCTTTCCGGAAAGCGTCCATGGATCCCACGGCGTCGAGTATGTCCCGGACCAGTGGTGGGATCGAATCTAATGTATCTTCGATAAGTGGAATAAAGTTCGATCCCCACTCCACGATCATGGGCCTAATTTCCCCCACCACGTCTCCGATCGCTGATTTCAACGCCCCCATAGCGGTGGTGGTATCCTTCAATTCCTCCTTTTCGGCCCGAAGCGTCCGAAGTTGTTCCCGTTGGGCGTCAGTCAACCCTGCTTCGGAATCCTTCTGTTCTTCCAGCTTCGTTATCTGTGTCTCTATCTGTTCCAGCCGCTTCCGGTTCTGTTCCGCCCGCTTTTCCCCGAAAGCGAGAAGTCCGGATCCAACGATAGCCCCGAACGCCCCCGCCAGTCCCGTGGCGGCGGCTGTCACCACCCCGAAGGTCGCCGCTAATGGCACCAGCGTTGTGGCCAGTAGACCGAACGCCGGGATCAACGACGCCGTCAACGTTACCGACAGGGCTGACGCCGCCGTATTCAGCCCCGTCATAGCTGTCGAGACAGACGCCAGTGTTCCGCCGATCGCCGCCGCCCCAGCGAGAGACAGGAAATTATCGGCCAGTTCGTCCACGCCACGGGCGGCTGACCGGGAATCTTCACTCGTTTCGTCCAGCCGTTCGTTTACCGTTGTGACCGCCGCCGAGGCCGCCGCCGCCGCTGGAACCACGGCGTTCAGTTCGTCACCCACTTCGTCTAATGCTGACTGTGCTATCTCGCCGTCAGCCGATAATCCTTCCAGATTGTCCCCTACTTCGTCTAACGCGCTTCTCGCCGCTCGGGTCACCGCCGAAACAACGACTTCGATATTCGCTGATTCAGCCATATTACCGTTCGTTCACCACATCAGTCGGGGAACGGCTGAACTCCCCGTGTTCGGCTTTCAGTTCGTTCAGTCGGTTCAGTTGCTCATCCACTGACGGGCTGGTTCGTCCCGACTGGGTTCTCGCTTTCGCTTTTTTCGCCCGTTCACGCTGATTCTCTATCATTTCCTTCCGGGCGTCTCGTGGGACGTTTGGACGGTTCGATCCGTGGGATTCCGTCTGAACAGTCATGTCGTTCGTTACTGATTCCCGGTTCAGTTCTTCAGCGATGATCTGTCGGATCGACGAATCCAACCAAAACTGTTCCATGCGGGACAAATGGTCAGTCCCCAGTATCTCGCTGGGTAACGTCCCATATTCACGCCCCTGGAGTCCGGCTTCGATCGCTATTTTGCTGTCTTTCAGCTCCTCTTTGTTCGCCAGGAAACGAATTACCGATCCCTATCAGTCCTTGAATCAGGGCAGTCATGTCCGTCTCGGTCAGTTCGCTGAAGTCGAAGCCGTCCGGGTCGTCATGCTGTCCCCAGTACCCGTTCGGCGTTACCACACGATCCACAACGAAGTCCCGCATGAAGCCCCCGAGATTTTTCACATCGTCGAGATCCACGTCGTCCACACCCACGTCCACATCTACGTTCTCGACGTTCTCAACGTTCTCAACTTCTTTCGGTTCGTTTACGTCTCCCATTAGTTCCGTCACTCGATACGACTGGATAGCTTCGAGAAGTTTGTAGGGCGTAGTGGTGATGACTTCCACTTCGGCTTCTTCGTCCGGCAAAAGAATCCACTCGGTCGTTTGGTGTCGTTCCCGGTATTCTTTTTCGGATACATCTTGCCCGAGAACACGCCGGGGCGGTTCATGTCCGCCTGGGGTGCCCCCCGGGCGGTCGCGTCCATCAGCGATTCGCTGACGGTCATCAGCGTCGTCCATGCGGCAACGTACGAACGGGAACGCATAAACCGGCGTGACGCTTCTTCGGGTACACCCGGAGTTTGTTCTGCCAAGCTTACACATGAACAGAAAACCTCTTCGTCAGCGGCGGGGGGACGATCCCCCTGTCATGGGAGATCAGTACGCCGTCAGTACGCCGTTAGTCAGCGTGACTTCACAGGTGTTCCCGATCCCGCCGATGTCGTATAACGCCCTGAATTCGAGGTTTTCCGCCACCAGATCGTTCTGGTTCAGGTTCGCCGTATGGGTGTTCATGGTGGTTCGAGGCGTGTCGATCTTCAGTTCGTGGTTCGTGTCTGTGTCAGCGATCGTTTCGTCTCCCGTCCATGTGGCCACACAGTTGACTTCTCCCATGGTGGGACTGGGTTCTTCAAAGGATCCGGACGTGTCCCCGAAGAACTTCTTCCACAGATCCATGTTCTCGAAGTCCAGCGTGACCGTGTGAACGACTTCCACCGTGTCTATGAACACTTTTGACGCCGTGACGCTGTTCCGGTGTTCGAGACTGGCCCCGTTCGACAGCGTCGTTGTCCATTCCTGAACGTCAGCCGTTCGGTCGGTTCCGTCGATCGTGAACGACGCGTTGTGATACGAGAACGACTTCAGGGCGTCGTATGTTGGACTAAGCTGGTTCCCCTGAATGACCGGGCGAGACGCCGGTATGGACGGGGAAACAGTCAGTTCTTCTCCCTGAGAATGAGAGAATTCCACACTGTCGATCACCGCCCCTAAGTGGCGAACAGCGTCCAGCGATCCCATCCCGACCTCCACCTGAAAGGTCGGTAAGCTGGTGTTGGGCGTGAACGTGTGCGTTCCCACTTCGTCCGTCGAATCGTTGTCCGGGTCGGACGTGGATACGGAACTGGACCCGAGAACGCCCTTCAGAACGTCTGGAAGTCCCCCTTCCGGCGTGGCCATGAATTCCACGCCGCCGTCGTCCACGTATGGCCCCGCCCGGACTTGATACGTCTGACGCCCCCGAATCGTGTTCAGGTATGTCGGCTGTCTGTCCCCACTGAACCCTTCAGAAACAGCGTCCACGAACTGACTGGGGGCTTTGTCGAACGATGTGGATCCGGCGGGGATCGATCCCAACAGCGTCCCGGGCGATCCGCTGTCGTCAGTGTGAATCTCTACATCACCTGACGCCGACGTCGAAAGAGTGACCTTTCCGATCGTCGTAAACGACTGTGACCCAGTAACGAACGTCGTCCCGTCTGTCCCGTCCGTGGTGATCGTCTCGCTGATGCTTCCGTCTCGGTTCTCTATCGTTACGTCTATCGACGTGTCAGCACTGTCGGTGGACTGAACGCCCAAGGTGGTGGACGTATCAGGATCCACAACCAGATACGTGGCATAATCCCCGCGTTCTTCGCGGATTCCCACGTACCCGTGGAAGGACTGACCGTCAGATCCCGCGTTCTGTGTTGACATTGTTACGTTTCACCGTTTGAAGTTGCCTGTTTGTCTGTGCTTTTGTCCGTGTCGTCCGTGTCGTCCGTGCCGTCTGGGGGATCCGAATTCGAACCACCCGTGAACTTCGCCGCTCGTCCGTCAGCGGCTTTCGGTGATTCCATGACCTTTCCATCTATTTCGAGAGACGGATCGTGGCCGTCGCCGGTTCCGGTCGGATATTCACAGACGACGCCAAACGCAACCACCGGGCACCGCTGAACCAGCGCGTCAGCCACGCGTCGTTCGACAGCGTCCGGGGGCGGATCTTCGGCGTCGTTGTCCACAACCGGCTTCGGGTCATGAACAACGATGTTCCATGCGTTTTTCTTCGACGTGGTAAATACAACACCGAAGTCGTCGGACATGGCCGTGTTCTCGTTGCCCCGGTATTGTATCCAGTCGGATCCGTTGTTCGTCGTCGGTAAGTCTCGTGTCATGGGTATGTTTCCTGTTCGTGTTAGGTGGGTTTGTTCCGTTTGATGTCGATCTCGAACCGGACTGAACACCAGTTCAGAACGGCGTTCTGATCCCGGCTGAATTCATAGCCTGGTTCCAGATTCGTGAACCCTGTGTCAGTGGCCAGTGGATCCTGATTGTTGGAATCCTTCAGTTCTCGGTTTTGTTCGACGTTGTGGATCACGTTCCCGGTCAGTCGAACGGCGTTTTCCAGCCCGTATCCGTCTATCCGGTCGTAATCCCAGTAAAACACCGCCACGTCCAGCTCCAGCGTTCCCTCTTGTTTGATCACCGTAACGGGTTCGTCGTCGAAGCTGTTGATCACCGAGAACACCACGGGCGGTTCGAAGTGGTTCAACAACTGTTCCCCGCTGACCACACCGGGGGTGTGGGCGGTCAGATCCGACAGATTCCCGCTGGAAATGTGATTTTCTATCGCTACATCACGAAACCGACCGAGTAACTCGAATAGGAACTTCGTGAACCCGTCCAGATTCGCCGGATCGAAGTTTCGTGTCATGGTCAGCTCAGGGCGTCTCGGATCGCCCGTCCAGCTACTGCTTCCACGTCTGATTCCCACTCATCAATTGACCGACTGACGAAGCGGTTCGGGAATGTGGCGTGGCCCGAAGCGAAGATCGATTCTCGGATCGCCCACCCGAGGGATGGGTCGGCGAATTTCGCGTCAGCCCACTCTATCAGCGGGCGGACGGGTGGTTTATCGTCGTCGTATGTCGGTGTGGACGGATTACCCACGATCGCCCGTGCGAGAAGCCACCCTTCGTCTGTTCGCTTCGTTGGGCGGATCGTCCGTTCCTTCGTCTCGGTGGACCGAGGCGGGATCGTCTGGATGGACGGGCGGAGGGCTGGGGGATCGAAGCCCGCCCCCTCGGGGGCTTCTCGCTTCATGGCGTTTTCCCCCAACACAGTCAACTGGTTCACCGCTCGGACAGCCCCAGCTTCCAGATCGTCTGACCAGTCGTCCGTCTGTTCGATCGCTGATTCCAGGTCCACCGTCAGTTCAATGTCGTCCGTTGGCATGGTTATGGTCAGAATTCGTCTATTAGCGATCCGGACGTGGCGGGGACGTCCGACATGGCCCCGTCCGTGTCGGCTTCGCTGTCGGTCACGTCCCGCTGATCAGCCCACTCGCGGAACTTCGATTTTGCCATGTCCCGGGCCGACGCCGGTCCGGTGTTGTCGTTCCGATCGCTGTTTCTGTAATTCCAACTGAACGAGAAATGGGATTCGTGGGCCGCCATGTAACTGGTGGCCTGAACAACCAGATCGTCCAGATTCGACACATCCGGTAAGCTGTCTTGTCCCGTCTCTCGCTTGTACCATGCCTGAACGCTGTCGGTGGCCCGTTCGATCGCTGTCTCGTGATCCTGTTGGGACCCCTTCTGTGGGATCTGAACAAGTTGCCTGACCTTTGCCGTCGTCGTCCAGCGATCGCTGGAAAGACTCGTGACTTCAGCCATGATTCCCTTCCAACTTGTTCATCTGTGGATCGGGTGACAGGACCCGGGGCAGATCGGGTGACTCGGACGAACCGGACGGCGGGGGACCGTTGTCCGATCCGAGTTGGTTCCCGGGATCGTTCTCTCGAATCATGACCGACTTATAGACGAACGGGACGGGGTAGCCGCCGTCAGGTGACGGGTCGTCACCAGCGTCACCCTGTCTGACCGAGAACTTTTCTTCCAAGCGCCGAAGCCGGTGATCGTTCCGCTGACGGGCTGATTCGGCGTTGTCTGTTTCTTCAGCGAGATTATCCAGAAGCAGTTCGTGGCGGTCCAGTTGATGACTGTTAGACTTGGCCAACCTGTGGGTTTTGTCCACTTGGTCGTCTATGTCCTGGAGATCCTGGCGTTGCACCCACAACAGGATTGCTATGGCTACCAAGATCGCCGGGGGGGACATTTCCCACAGTATCAACAGATCCACTGGACTGACCATTATCCCTGTCTCTCGCTGATAGCTTCGATCACGCTGTCTCGTGGGCTATCTCGGGACTGTTCGGCGGCGAGAACGTCGTCCAGGCGATCGTCAGCGTCCCCGCTTTCGATACGGCTGACCACAGTGGTCCAGTGATCGTCGAGGAGGTCCCCCGGACTGAACGCTTCGCCCGGGGGCTTAGGAGGGTGTTCGGAATCACCACCTTCCATTTCGTCACGGGGCCGAACTCCCGGTTCCGGGTTCCCCTGTTCGATCATGGGGTCCGGGTCGCCCTCGAAGTCGTCCGGGGGATCGGTCCAGCCACGGTTCCGGTAGTGTTGTTCCCAGTTCTCGGGAACCGCGAACACACCGGGGCCACTGGCTTCCAGCCCCGCATAATCGTCCTTCCAGCGGCTTCGACGGGGCCAGTACAGCGTCACCATGTCGGTGTCGCCAGCCATGTTATATATCCTGAATGATTACCCAGTTCTCGGGGCGAACCAGTTCAAAGCCGATCTCCTGTGCGACTTTGAACCACGTGACGCTGGGATCCGGGTCGAACCAGCTTTGGGTCACGAAGCCCATGCTGTTATCCACGCTGAAGTCACCCAGCGGATCCTGTCCGGATCGGGAAACGACGTTTTCCAGCCGCCCGGTCAGGACCGGCATCCCGGCGGCCCCGGGGTCCCCCGCCGTCCCGATGACGATATTCCGGCGAACCGTAGAATTGGAATTGTCGTACGGTTCCAGAACGTTGTCCAGCACGGCGTTTTTCCGATCGTCGACGACGTTATCCGAACTATCGATCGGCTGTCCGGCGTCGTTGGTGCGGACTTCTTTGGTGTACACCGTCTCGATGTTGTCGAAGGGGATCACGTCAGCGATCTGTTCCATCGACAACCGCTGAACCTGAACGCCCGAGAATCTGGATTCCAGATCGTCGTTCTGTTTCAGGTCCGCTTCGACAGACGGCGGGATATAGGCGGTGATCGCGGGCAGTTCGTTCAGGTCCGTCCCGTTTGTGTCTATTTCTTCCTCCGCCGAAATGAAGTCGTCCTGGGGGCTGGCGTTGGCATGATCCGAATAAGCGGTTCCCGGCGTGATCACGTTGTCGCTGTCCAGATCCGAGTTGGCCGTCTGACCGTCAGAACCGATCATGCCTTCGGTGCCGTCCAGACCCTGCCACGCCACCAGCTCCCGCGTGATCATCAGTTCTTTCCGAAGGACTTCGACAGCCTGATCGAACGCGTTCATCAGGTCAGCGTCCGTGTTCAGCTCGAAGTCGGCCCCTTTCTCGGGGCTTCGCTTCTTCTTGAACGTATCCACGTTCATTTGGTCGGTGTCCAGATCCTCGTTGTCACCGACCGGACTTTCAGCCCCCAGATCGACCTTCCGCATGGGGAGCACGTGGCCTTCCCGCCGATAGTAGGTTTCTTCACTATCGGTCAGCACCACAGTCGGGAATACATCTTGAACCGTTGGGCCACGAGTGTCCACCTGTGCGACAGCCTCTACTATCTGATTCCGAACCGTGTCGGGCGACAGTTCGTCAGCCCGTTGAAGTGTAAGTTCAGCCATTAGTATCACCGTATCATGGCGATCGCCATGTCACGCGCCCCGAATTCGGGAATATCTGCATCGAACACGACACCAGTGGGGAACCCGCCCGTAATGTCGAGTTCTATGTCCGATCCGCCGTCGTGTTCCAGATTACCGGACCCGTCCACACCCAGCGTGTTGGTCAGCGTCCCCACGCTGGTGGCCACCGGCCCGGTGATCGATGAGTACCCGCCGCCGTCGAGGGCAGTCACGTAATCACCGATCGACGGGGTGTATCCGCTGTCCGACAGCACGGGGATCACCCGTTTTGCCAGTGCCATTTTCGCCCGCCCCACTTTATCCCCAGCCGAGTGATCCGACTGGGACGTGAAGTCAGCCGGATCAGCCAACAGTACGCCTATGTCGTTCGCTCGGGTGTTCACCTGTTCCACCAGCGGGTTCCGCTGATAGGATCCCACCAGTTCAACGGCGTCACCTTCAGTCGCCACGGTTCCGTTCGGATCCGTCTCGACTTCCACGGTTACGGTGTCGCCGGGAACAGCGTAAAAGTCGTTTCCGGGCATTACTGATCAGCCTCGTTGACAGCCATGATGTATTCAGTCGGTGATTCGTACGTCTCGGGATCCGGTTCTTCCCCGTGGCGGGCTTTGAGGAACGCCGCTTCGCTGTCGGTGTCGGCGTCTCGGAATTCCACCTTTTCCCGCCCCGTCATGGCGGCGGCGGCGAATTCGTTCTTCTGTTCGAGGTTCGTGCTCGAACCTTCGCCGCCCTCGCCGGACAGCCCGTCACCCCGTGCGTGGGCTTTAGAGTATTCCGACCGGGCGGTTTCGGATTGAAGGATCTCGTTCGCCCGCTGTCCCTGAATCCGTTCCAGTTCCGTGGGGGGCTTCCCGGCGAGGGCTTTCACCCGCTCTTCGACACTCGGGCCGTTGTCTGTCCCCGTGTCGTGCTTGGGAAGCGTGACTTCTTTCGCCGCTATGTCACGGCGAACGTCTTCAGTGTGTTCGTTGATCAGTTCGTCCACCCCGTCGTCGTTCAGATCCACGTCATGCGCTTCAGCGAGGGTTTGAGCCGCTTCAGCACGGGCGGCTACCTGTTCCGCCCGTTCCTGAAGATCAGCGTCGTCGTCAGCGTCCGGGTCGATCCCAGCCGCTTCAACGACAGCCTTCAGTTCACTGATTTTGTCGTCCCTCACTTCCACGACTTCTTCGGCGTGGCTGAATACCGTGGACGGGTCAGCGTCGTCGTCCAGTTCCAGTTCGGAAAGTTCCTTCATGGTGTTGAAGTCGTCTGTTCGTTTCGCCATAGCCCGAAGCGAGGATCGAAACGCCACCGCTTCGGTCATGGGATCCTGCACCGCTGACGACGCCGCCGGTTTCAGCGGCGGCAGGTTCTCGGTGATCGTAGCGGCCTCGACAGCCCCGGCGTCCACCACATCCACCTGTTCGAAGGCTTCGGCGGTTACCACCAGCCGTTCCACGCCGACGTCGTCGACGACCGTCAGCGGGTCACCGCTGTTGTCAGTGTGGATTCGAAGCGGCCCCACGATCGAAAAGTCGAACCTGTCCAGCTCCCCGGACTTTGTCGCTTCCACCGCCCGTTCCTCGGTAAGTTCGCTGTCCGTCAGAACGATCTTCCGTTCGTTTTCGGACAGGGCGAAGTCCCGGGCTTTCCCAATCGTCAGAACGTCCAGCTCGGCGGCCACGGGCACGGCGTCCCGGTGAAGGTTATCGCCGTGATCTAACCCGATCGTCGGCGGGTTACCCGCTTTTACTCGTTTCTGAACCTTCTGGAACGTGTCGGGGATAGATTCAGGCGGGACGTGGACGGGCGTGGGATCGCCGTCCACATACAATTCGTGATCCCCGGCGGCCCACACAACGCCGGTCAGGGTGGACCCCGACCCGTCGTCAGCAGCGTTCGCCGCCGCTTCGACGGTGAACCGCCCGGTCACTTTAGCCCCGGCGTCAGCGCTCACGTCAGCCGTGGACGGATCAGCCGCCGATCCGGGGGCGAAATCCGGGGCTTCTGACTGGTCTTCATACAGTCCACCTTCGACACCCATTCTGACAGCGGCGTTGTGCGCTGATTGTAGGGTATCCCGTCCGACACCTTCCACGCCGCCCCTCGCCCCGTTGATAGCGGCGAGGATCGCCGTGACAGCGTTCAGGTTCACCGGGCCGTCCGGCGAGGATCTGAACGGAAGTTTATAATTGGACTTGTTGTCCGTGGCGTCGTCTGGTTCGGTCGGATGCAACAGAACCATGTCCCGAAGTTCCTGACGGGCGTCGTCCCCGTCACTCGGGGTCGGAGCGGCTGACATGGCGGCGGCACCGTCCCAGTCGTCCCGAGTATAGGACTGTGCACTCGGATCGATCGAAAGAACACTGTATTCTATGGATTCCTGTGCTTCCAGAAGGGACTGGATACCGGCGGCGTCGTCAGTGATCTTCAAGCTTCCCACTTGTTCGATATGTATTTCCATGTCCCCTGTCACATACAAGGTATAGATTGCTTTTTAATTCCCGTGACGCTGGAATTCTGTATCATGATTGTCAAAATTCCAGCGTCACGGTCATTTTTCAGGGTCCGAGATGAACAACCGAATATGTCGGAGACCACCGACAACAGCGGCGTCGGCGGCGGGAACAGCGGCAATGATCAGCAGTCCACCACAGTCACCCGGGCGGTTACACGGGCGAAAGCCGAAGCGAGAGACGCCCGTGAAATGGTCGAGAGCGTCCGGGGGCACCTGGTTCTCGCCGCTGTCGGGATCGGGTTCTACGTCTTCGAACGTCCAGAAGCCCTGAATCTTCTGGAATTCAACGTTCCGACCTCGTTCTATTCGTTCATTTTCTTCGCCGCTATCCTGTTGATGGCGATCAGCCGTCGCCCGATTTAATTCGGTTCGACATCGTCAGCGTTCTCAACGTCAAGATCCACATCCACGCCCAGCTTCTCGCCCGCGGTCGAGAGAATCGCTTTGTAATTTCGTTCGTGCTGTCGTGCCCGGTCAGCCCGGAACGATCGGTTCCGTCCCGTGAACGCTAAATGTATTTCCCGAAGCGTCAGCCCCGCTTCCTCGTACAGATACCACACGATCGCTTCTTTCGCCGTCAGCCCGTCAGACAACAAGTCCACAATTAGTTCTCCGGTCAGTTCTTTCGTCTCGTTCTCGGTATCGAGAAACTTCAGAATGTCTCTCAGTTGTATATCCCCGTCTATACAGTCGGGATCCGTCCTTCGGATCCGTTTAGCGGTCATGTTCGCTATTTCCCTTCCCTCTTTCGACAGGTGGGGGCGTTTCCCGAATATCCGGGTATCGCCGTGCAGCCGGTCAAATTTTGTCGTGTTTTCTGACCGGCGATCGTCAGTCATGTCAAGAGTTTACGGTGATATGGACGTAGTAAGTGGTGTCGAACGAAGTTCTTTTTCGGGATCTATGACGGTCGGTCGGAACGACGCTGTTTCAAAGATTTTCCGAAGGTGCTCGTCAGCCACCCGCTCGTCAGTCAAGGGTTTGTGTCCCTTCGGGTCCAGAACCGGGCGGATACCGGATCGACACCACGGGTGATTTGGCGGGATCAGGTGTGGTGTCTCGGTCATGTCGATCAGTTCTTCGTTCATTCGTCGACACAGAGCCGTCGTTTTCGTGTCGACCACGGCGTCATACCGGGCGTATTTGAACCCGTGGGCCAAATACCGCCGGGTGGCCGCGGTGATATAAGCGTCATGTATGCTGTCGTGAGCGATTAGTTCCGCCTTTGTCTTTATCGTGTGGCCAGTGACCCCTTTCTCGCCACGATCCGGTGGATCGCCATCTGTCAGAATCATAGAGACGCGTCGTCCCAGTTCGTCTATGCCTTCGTCCAGTGACAGCCCCAGCCGCAGGTGACGGGTGATCCGGTCACCCGCTTCGGTGGCCAGTGACCCGTCGTCTTTGTACAAGAGTCCAGCGTCCACTTCACTCACGGCTGAACTTAATTCGGCGTCTTTTCGGTCGAACACCTTCAAGATCAGCTTCGATCGATCGAAGTCGCCACCCTCGAAGTCCCGTAATGTCGTGGCCAGTCGGTCCAACGCCGCCCGGATCGCCCGCCCCATTACAGTTGAATGGCGTTCTTCCAACCACGGGATCAGTTCGTCTCGAAAACCGTCAGCACAGATCCGGGTAATTTCTTCACCGATCCGGCGTTCGGCGTCGGCCCCTTCGGTCACCAGTTCGATCCCCCGGCGTTCCAGAAAGTCCATGACGTCGCCCTCGATTCCCCGGACCACGTCCCGGGCTTTTCGTCTCGCTGCCCGAAGGTCGGTCACGTCCGATGTGGCGGCTTCTTCTCGCCGCCCGTCGTCAGGGCCTCGGGCGTGGGCGGCGGGCTGATCGTGTGGGCGTCCGTGACTGTGTCGACACGACAGCGGATCAATCATCGCCGCTGTCTCCACCCACCGCTTCGACCCCTGAAGAAGTTCCTTGTTCACTCGGTGAATCGCTGTCGGTCACGTTGGTATCCATAAAGTCCTTCATGGACTGTTCACGATCGCTGGGGTTCTCGGGGCCACCGGACGTATCCGCTTCGTCGTCGGCCGGCGGTCCTTGAATATCGTCCGAAATATCCAGATCGATCCCTTCGATCTGGTTCAGCATTTTCCGGACTTCGTTCGTGGTCATGCCCGCTAATCCAGCAAACTGAAGGGCGTTCACCACCAGCTCTTCATCCCCAGCTTCCAGTTGGGGGAACGAGTGGGTGACGTTCCCGGCCAACCCGTGAATCTCTTTCTGGACTTCAGCGAACGCGTCAAACATATCGAGAAATTCTCGCCGCCACCCGGCGATCGTGTTCAGAAGCGTTCTGAACAGCGTATCACGAGACAGTTCGGCTCCTTCCCGAAGTTCCATCAAGTCGAGTGGGAACAACAGCCGGGCCGCTATTGCTTGATTGTACCCTCGGATCTGTTCGTCCATGGGTTCGCCAACTTCGGGCACTTCGATCTGTTCGACCGTCCAGTGGGCGGGGATCGACATGATAAAGCCCGACTGATATTCTTGAAGTCGGTCGAACGCATTCGATATATCTTCTCGAAGCTGAAGTTCCAACTTGGTCACCGTCTCGCCGTCGGTGTCGGGATCGGGTATTTCTGTGGACCACTCGTTTTCTGGAAGCCACTCGGGTGGTTCGACTTTAATGTATAGCCCCCCCACACTCGCTATTTCCGCTTTCCGGGCTTTCAGCCGTTGCAGAACCATCTTATTCACCGCTACGTCAGCGATCCCCCGAAGCGGTTCGTCCCCGAACAGCTCCACATCGAACACGTGAGTTCCTATTTCCAGCACTTGTTCCGACTGGTGATCCTGTCTCGTCTCGAAGGAATTATCTTCAAGATCGACTTCCGCCGTCTGATAGGATATGGCTTCTTGGATGTAGAATTCGTCACCCGTCTCGGGATCCCGAAAGTACGAAATTGTGTCCAGCGGAAGTTCAGCCAAGTCCAGTGACCGAAGCACCGACGTTGCCGCCAAATAATTTTGTTCAAAAGCCGCCCGGACGACACCCCCCGGCGTAACGTGCGCTTCCATGTCGGCGTCGCCCGAATAGATGCTTTCCATGTGGTCAGCCAGTCGCCGGTCAGCGTCGTTGTTCGGATCTTCGGGTTCCACCCCAAGCCCTGTCTGACCGAGAACCAGCCCGATCTGGTGGTTCAATATCGCCGGGATCCGATCATCATTTTCCAGAAGCCACCGACCGATGAGGTCGTTGTAATCGACCCGGTTCTCCCGGAGTTTCTGAATCTTGTCGTCTCGGATTCTGTCATATTCGTTTACCAAGTCCTGAAACCGACCGGATAGTTCTGCCGAGCGTGACTTGGCGATCGGCGTGACTGTGGCGGAATCTCCTTCGTTCGTCTGCCCTTCGATCGATACGTGTTCGGCGGCAGTGTCCGACAGTCTGGCTTCGATCTTCTCGGGATCCACGTCCACATCAGCCGGAAGCTGGACGGACACCGGCTGATCCGCTATTTCGATTCGTTGGGTTCTGTTGGCTGCCCCGTCAGTCGGGTGGCGGTCTGTGGCCGTCCCACCCGGTGATACCGCCTGACCGCCGTCACCCGACGTTCGACCAGGGAATTCCCCACCACCGTCCAGGTCGTCGACGACGGGGGGGTCGTCGGTTTCGCTATCCGTCGAGCCGTCCGTCGAACCCAGCAAAGCCACCCGACGAATTCGTTCTATCCAGTCCATAGAATAGCCATGTTCTTGTCCGTTTTAGTTATGCGTGACGCTGGAAATGAAATGGGCGTGGCGGCTCGCCCGGCAGTCGGGTGGTGTCTCGCGCCCGCCGTCTGGACGCGGCGGGCCGACATTTTCGAACGGAGCCATCAGCCCACCATCCCACCGACCGACATGATCCCGCTGTTCGCTGACGTGCTTCCGATCGTGGCGGCGGTGTAACAATACACCAGTGCCATGAATCCGTCGTCTTTCTGGTTCGGGGCGAACGTCGTAAAGTATTCTCTCTTCTTTCCTGACTGTTCCAGTTCTTTGTATTCCCGCTTCACGGAAGTCAAGTGGTCGGCCCACGTGTCGATCGTGTCCCGGGTGTCCGGGTCGTCATGATACGGGATCGAAATATTCACGCTGTCGTCCCGCTTCACTGGATAGGGAACTTCCCTGTCGTGTGACGTGTCGTCGTATCCTGAGATGTTTGGGAACAACCGAATCACGCGATTACACCACGGGGCTTTCGCCGCTTTCAGGATATTATCTTTTCCTATTTTGAGATATTGGTACTGGGGCTGATCCCGGTTTACCGACCCGAAGCGGTGGCCCAGTACTGTCGATCCCCAGCCATGATCCGGGATCCGGTTTTCGTTCCGGTCACCACGCTGGAACAGGTCGACAGCCCCCCGGTCAAAGCCGTCGTCCAACACTGCCCGCCCCTTCGAGTCGATGTCGAACCGATACAGAAGGTCAGCCAACTGACGCCGTTCCTGTTGGGGGCTGTCCGTCTCGACGAATTCCACCGTGTCCACGTTGAACTGGGACGGATAGCCCTGTTGTCTCTCGGTCACGTGGGCCACGACAGCTACCGTCTGTGACCCTTCGCCGCCCCCGAAGTCACACCCGAGAAAATGATTGTAATCGTCCAATCCGAGCTGAAGGAGTGACTTGTCCGGATCACTGGCCCGCTGAATAGATTGTTCAGGGATCGGCTTTGCCGCCCCGCTGTAAAATCGGGCCAGTCGGTATCTCGCAAAATCCCCTTCCGGCGTTGTGGGGCGATTGTATTCTCGCATGATAGCATCTAAGTCGTGGCGGGGCGAGAGCAACTGACTGAATTGATACCCACGGTGGACGCCGTCGTCGTTCGTGGGCTTCCAGTACCCGTTCAGAAGGATGTGGTCTTTCGGTTGGATTTCTCCACACCGGGAACACAGCCGGTCCCACGATTTTGGGTCAGTGTCGGTCAGCTCCACGCTGGATAGCGTCACCGTCTGAGTGTGGTCACACTCGGGACATTCGTGGAACCATTCACGCTGATCGCTTTCAGTCCAGTATTGGTGGTAGAGGGTTCCCTCAAAATTCGGTGTGCCGACAAATAGGTGGCGTTCCAAGCCCTTATCCACGGCGTTCTTGAGGTTCTCTACAGCGGGCTGGGTCCACTGGTGAAATTCGTCAGCGATTCCAAACTGCCCACGATACCCCTGGAGCTGTTCGCCGTCGTTCCACGCTGATCGAGCTTCGAGAACCGACCCCGGTCCAGCCGCCCCGCCCTTTAGATCGTTCCGCTGGACCTGGACAGCATGATTATCCAGAAGATGTTTCAATAAGGGCGGATCGCCCCGAGAATTATTCACCATGCGACGAACGATAGTTTTCTGGAACGTCCGGATCTGACGCATACGGGGCGTCGAGTAAATGGCATCTAACAGCCGGGTTGTTGACGCCATGTACCACTTGGCACGGGCTGACTGTTCGGTTTTCCCCAGCCCACGGCCGAAATTCCACAGATGATCCTTTGGCGTGTCGGGATCGGTGGCCGCTCGAAGCGGTTCCGTCCAGAACCGCCACCGTCTCGAGTAATCGACGGGGTCGCCGTCGATCGTCGTCAGTTCTTCCGCCCACGTTACTATGTCGTCCGACGCTTTCTGATACACCTCGGCGGGGATCCCGTCGTCACCGCCGGACTGAGGCCGAGTGTCTCGCTGTTGAAGCCGTTCTCGAAGCCATTCGACGGCGTCGTCAGACATGGGTCGTGCTCACCGAATTCAAGGCGGAGACCTCACGCTCACCGAGCGTTCATGTCAGTTCAGGGACGGCGTTTCAGGGCTGGCCGTGTCGTCCCACAGGGCCGACACCCCGCTGAACTGGTTCGAACTGTCGCCCTCGCTGTTGTTCGTGATCCCCTCATAATCCTGCGACAGCCGTAGTTCTCGATTCGCGTCGAACAGGGCTTCTAACGTCTGTTGTTTCGGGATCTTGTATTCCTCGCCGTCGTCGTTCTCTTTTACGATCCAACAGCCGTCCATGAACAGATCCCGTTCCAGTTCCTCAATTATCACGGCGATACTGGCTAATCGGGCGGCTTCTCCGGGATTTTCCGCTTTATATTCATACTGTTCGTAATACCCCATGAACGCGTCTAACTGATCGTCATCAAACATCTCGATTCGCCGCCGGACACTCATCTCCAGCCCGTGATCAACGGCATTGAAATTCCCCGGAGGTGGGCCACCGTCGTTCCCGACGGCGTGATCATTTCCTTCAGGTCCGCCATAGTCAACATCCGTAGTGTCAGCCGGATCGTCACCATGCGTGTCCAGCCAACAAGATCCGTCATCGTTCATCGCCGGGTTCCCGCAGGGCCCGTTCGACGCCGGATGTCCACATTGGTCCCGTCCAGAACCGACTTTCGGCGGCTCGTCTGACATATGATATACTACCAGCGACGATGACTTCAATTGGCGTGACGCTGGAACTGAACATGGCGATCGGACCGACCCCCCGGGGGGAAGGTGTTGTTTCAGAAAATTCGACCCACCCCCCGACGCGCAGGATCGACCTCCCAACACCAAACGATCCGGCGTGTTCTGATCGCGTTCACGGCGTGCTTCAACCCCACGAGGGTTTGTCTGAAACAAGGACGAATCCGACTTCCTCACCGTCCTCAACGTCTTCAACCCCACGAGGGTTTGTCTGAAACTATCGGGGGGGGAGTTGATGGACTCCCACGCTTCAACTCCACGAGGGTTCGTCTGAAACCGTTCACGGCGTGAATACCCGGTGAGGGTGCGAGTCACGGTCCCCAGCGCCCCGGTGGAGACGGTGGAGGTAGTATACCCACCGCTAACGCTCCTTTATTTACAATACTACACTAGGTGAGAG